TACAGAAGGTTCTGTTGGTTTACGTCAACACAGTTCTGTTCTTAACGAGTATGATGAAAATACTTGGAAATATCCAAATCCAGTTAAGACCACAAAAACAAATAAACAGTAATGAATATTTGGGATGAAGTAATACAAGAGTTTGTAAAAGAACAAAATAGATTAAAAGATACATTAGGTTCAGGAGGAGCAGAAGATTTTCCTCATTACAGACAAGTAGTCGGTTCTATTCAAGGAATTGAATGGTGCAGACAAAATTTAAAAAGTATAGTTAAAAAAAGAACATATCAGGAGGATGACGAATAAATGCAGCAAACAACATTAGGTGGAGCTATAAAAAATAATGATTGGATTACAGATGAAAAAGAACAAGCTGACCCAGAAGTATTACCAGAGTTACCAGGGTTTCATATTTTAGTACGACCAATTTCAATTAAAACTCAAACTAAAGGTGGAATATTATTACCTGACTCAACAAAAGATGATATAGCTTATTTAACAACAGTTGGTAAAGTATTAGGTGTAGGAGACTTAGCATATCAAGATACCGACAAATTTCCTAAAGGACCTTGGTGTCAGGTAGGAGATTACATATGTTATGGTAAACATACTGGTACAAAGTTATTTTATAAAGGAGTAAGATTACTTATTTTATTTGATGACCAAGTTATGATGAAAGTAGAGGACCCTACACATTTAGACCCTACTTTTAATTTAACAAAATTTTCATCATAAATTTGTATAATAGATATATTATATAGTATAATTAATATAAACGTAAAATCGTTTGTCTCGTAAACAACGGAGGAAAAATGGACAAAGAGAATTGGAATAATGTAGAAGTAGAACAACCTAAAGAAGAAGAAAAGATAGAGGTTGAATTAGAAAAAGATAAAGAAGAAGAGGTAAAAGAAGAAGAGGTAAAGGAAGAAGTAAAAGAACCTGAAAATGTAGAACCACCTTCAGACGTTGAGTTAAAAAAAGAAGAACCAAAAGAACTTGAAGGTATTAAAACTGATGGAGCTCAAAAAAGAATTAAACAATTAATTAGACAAAGAAAAGAACGTGATGAGCAAATTCAACAGTTAATACATAAGACGGAACAGTTACAAAAAAATTTAGAAGAAAAAGAAAAAAGTTTTTCAGAGGTTAGTAAATTAAATTTAGAAGCTACAGAAAAACAATTAAAAGATAAAATAGAATTAGCTAGAACAGCTTATAAAGATGCATATGAGCAACAAGATAAAGATAAAATTTTAAAAGCTCAAGAGATGTTAAACGAAGCACAGGTTGATTTGAAAACTTTAGGAAGCACTAAGAAAGATATATCAGGTGCTCCTCCAGTTCAACCAACTCAACCAGTACAAAGACCAATACCACAACCTGACCCTAAAGCACAAGATTGGGCAGCAAAAAATACTTGGTTTGGTCCTGACAGAGTAATGACAGCAGCAGCATTAGCTGTTGATGCAGAATTAAAAGCTGAAGGATATAGCACTACTGATGATGAATTTTATGAAGAAATTGATAGAAGAATGCAAGAAAACTTTCCACATAAGTTTAAAACGAATGGAAAAGTTCCAAATGAACGTGCTGCAGGAAACACGTCACAACCTGCTCAAGTGGTTGGGAAAAGCTCACGTACTTCTCCTAACTCTAAAAAGAAAGTTAAGCTTTCACAAAACGATGTTAAGCTTGCTGAAAAATGGGGTATACCTCTTGAGAAGTATGCTCAAGAAAAACTGAAAGCTGCACAAGCTGACGGTGAGTATACAAATGTAATATAACGTGGAGATTAATATGACTAAAACAAATAATACAACAACAACACGAGTAAAATCACGTACTGAAGAAACTAGGGAAATGGAAACTAGAGAAGAAGAATATACATTTACAGAACCAAATGCATTAGAAATACCTGATGCTGTTCAAAAAAGATTTGAAGAACAGGGAATGGTACTACGTTGGATTCGAGTGGCTATGCGTGGACAAGATGATATAGCTAACGTAGGTAAAAAAACGCAAACTGGATGGAAATTTATTCTTCCTACGGAAGTTCCTGAAATGGCTTCAACCTCTTTCGTGAGAGAGGGTGGTCGATACAACGGAACAGTCTGTCGTGGGGACTTAGCTTTGGCAAAATTACCAAAGCAACGATATGTAGCTCGACAAAAATTTTATGAGAAAAAGGCAGGAGATTTAATGGATGCAGTTAACAGTCAGTTAATGAGAAACAATAACTCTCGTATGCCAATTTCTAATACTAGTAAATCAACGCAAACCGTAAGAGGAAAAACTGCTGCTTTTCAGGAGTAATACTCTTACACATTATTTAGAAAGGAATAAACTATGGCTAGTGTAAATGCCCCTCGTGGATTAGTTCTTGCGAGAAAAAACGGTCAAGGTTCCAATTCTACTGGTATTGATACTATTTCTTGGGAGCCAACAACTACGGTTGCTTCTACTGCTTTAGGTAGCATGTACGTCGGTGACCCTTTAATTGCATATGCAAGCACTTCTGTTAAAGCAAGTCCTGCAGATGCTTCTGATAAGTGTATTGGTGTATTTCAAGGAATTAGTTATGTCAATGTCGACGGAGAACAGGTATTTAGAAGATACTGGGAAAGTGGAACTTCAGGAACAGATATAAAAATTCATATATCTAGAGACCCTGCTCAAACTTATTTTATTCAAGGAGATGCTTCAGTTGTTGCAGTATCTGGTGTAGGTATGCCTAAACCAACTAACGTACCTTGGATTGTTGGAACAGGTTCTAAAATAACAGGTAATAGTGGTTATGTATTTGACTCAAGTGGATGTGGAGATGCTCAAAGTAATTTAAGAGTAATTAGAAGAGCTCCATGGGATACTGATACTTGCACTTCAGCAGGTGTTACAGACCAATATCCTTGGTATGAAGTTAGATTAAATAATCATTTTGACAATTATGTCACAACTACAGTCTCAACTGCTTAATAGGAAAGGAAATATAACATGGCTATAAATAGAGCTGCTATAAGCAAAGAACTCCTTCCTGGACTAAATTCAGTTTTTGGATTGGAGTATGGTGAGGTTAATAACGAACACGAACCTCTTTATGAAATAGAAAACTCAGACAGAGCTTTTGAAGAAGAAGTTCTGTTTACAGGATTTGGTGAAGCTCCTGTTAAACAAGAAGGTGCTGCAGTTGTTTTTGATGATGCTTCTGAGAGTTATACTGCAAGGTATACCAACGAAACAATCGCATTAGCTTTTGCAATTACCGAAGAAGCCATGGAGGATAACCTCTATGACTCTTTTGCTAAATTAAGAGCAAAAGGTTTAGCTAGAGCTATGGCAAGCACAAAACAAGCTAAAGCTGCAGATATCTACAACTTTGGTTTTAGTGCTGCTGCTGCTAACCAAATCGGTGACGGAGTAGCATTTTTCTCAAATGCTCACCCAACTGTAAGTGCAGGTAACCAAAGCAATACTGCTACTGGTGCTGACTTATCAGAAGGTTCATTAGAGAATGCTATAACCTTAGTACAAAAATATACAGATGACAGAGGTATCTTAATTGGTTCTTCTCCTGTATCTTTACATGTACCAGTAGATTTAATATTTACTGCTGACCAAGTATTAGGTTCTCCTGGTTCAACCAATATTCTAGCACAAACAGATGCTGCAGGAAACACAATCGGTTTCCCTGCTTCTGCTGCAAAAGATACTGCTGTGCTTGCTAACAGAATAAATGCTGTTAGACATATGGGTCTGATTCCAGAAGGGTTCTATTCCAACAGACGTTTTACTGATACCGATGCATGGTTCCTTAAAACTGACGTACCAAATGGAACTAAGATGTTTGTAAGAACACCTTTACAAACTAAGATGGAACCTGATTTTGATACTGGTAACCTCAGATTTAAAGCCAGAGAAAGATATTCATTTGGAGTATCTGACTGGAGAGGTTGGTTCGGAAACCCAGGTGGTTAATAACCATTAACTTTAGGGAGGGTAGTAAAATACTCTCCCTACTATAAGGATAAAATATGACAACAAATATTAAATCAAAATCCGTAGCAGGGTCAGGAGTAGCCGTAGCTACAAGTGCTACATCACGAATTGTAGCTGTACATGCATACACAACAGCAACAGGAACTATTGACATTACAGATAAAAATGGTAGTGTTATTAAATTTCAAGTTGGTGCAAGTAATACAGCAGATATTTACATAGGAGAACTAGGAGTAAAATGTGATGCAACAATTAGTGTTTCAGCTCCTGGAACAGGTTTAGTAACTTTATTTTTAGGATAAGTTATGTCAACTTATTCTTTTTTAACAACGGATTTAATCAATACTACGGAAAACGATTCTACAGAGTTTGCAGACCAGATTCCTTATTTTATTGAGAAAGCAGAAATACGTTTAACAAAAGACTTAGATGATTTTGGGTTGGACGTTTTTACAACTATTACATTATCAGCAAGCAATCCTACAGTATCACTTCCTTCAGGCACTAGAGTTGTTAGAAATGTAAACTATACAACTAGTGCTTCTACTACAGGTGTCTCAGCAGGTGTTAAAGTTAATCTATTACAAAGAACATATGAATATGCAATAGATTATTTTCCTTATGCTAGTGCATCTACAGGAGTTCCTCGATACTATTCAAGAAAAAATAATACATCTATTTATATTGTACCAACTCCCACTTCTACATTATCAGGAGAGATACAAACTGTATCACGTCCTGCAGCTTTAACTTCAGCTAATCCCACCAATTATTTTAGTGAGTTTTGTTATGATGCATTATTTTATTCATGCATGATTGAAGCTAGTGTATTTATGAAAAACTTTGAAAATATGACATTGTTTGAAACACGATATAAAAATGCTATTGATGGTTTACGTAATCAAGCAAGAAGAACAAGACAAGATGATATGCATTCT